CCAGTTGGTATATGCAGTCTCGGAAATGGTGAAACTACCAGATTTCAGGAACGGGTAGTTTCGGGTATTGCCTTCTCTTTCTTCTTCGTCCGCATTTAGTCCTATCATTAATTGGCAAACCCCCTGATTTTTTAAAAAATCATCAATTGGCTCAATTTTAAATCTTCCTGTACACCACCTTTCTCTTTTTGTGGGCATATATAACCAGCCCAAAATTGCGTCAGTTAAATTATTGACAAAATTCCCTTTTACCTTTACATTCGGCTTTATCCTTAATAATTCAAAATCCCCGTCATGAATTTCTTTTAGCCTTTTTTCTACTAAATCAATTCTTTCATACATTTCAGGATGCTCAGCTCCTGTATCACACCATATAGCCGTTGCTCCTTTCCCGTACAGAATACACATTGTTGTAGATTCTACGCCACCCGAAAAAGATATAAACCGTTTCATAAAATAAATTAAGCCTTACAACAAACAATCAACTGGTACTTGACTGAATGAAGTAAGGCAATAAGTTAATAAGCAGTCAGAGTGCTTTTCAATCACAAAGATAATAAACTATTTCATTAAAACAATAGACAGGGGAAATTAGGCGTTAATTAATCTACCTATCTCCTTTGTTAAATACTACGTTATCTCCAAATCAACACAAATCAATCTATTTATCTCGGAAACAACATCGCCTTTAATAACTAAATCTTTCACAACGCCACTTACAAAGTATTCTCTCTCGCTACCATCCAAAAAAGACCTAGCATCCCTACGCAAAGAAATAGAAAAGCTAGAAAAGGAAAACGCTCGTTTACGCAATCATTGGTTGGTAAGATTATTAATTAAAGACAAAAAGTAGGATATGATATTTCTTGAAGGGTTTATTAATAGTAAAGGTAAACTTTGCGCCCAAATAGGCTATGGCAATAGCCACGAAATATCCGAGATAACTACAAAAACGGTTTTTTTAGGTTATTATATGGGTGAGAAGAAAGGTAGAGTATGCTTGCTAGACATTCCAAAATGCCACCCTCATCTACTTAAAGAATTAAAGGAAGAATTGCCCGAAGCTAAAAGAAGAAAAGAGCAATATTTAAAACTTAAAGAATTGGGCATATCCGAAAAGAACGTTATTGAAGCCTACAAACAAAATAGCCTAGAAGAAGCTATTGATTATTTAAAAAAACGAGGTAAATATTGGTAATTATGAAATGCCACAAGAAGCGATTTGAAACAAAGGCATTGGCAAAGAAGTGGAAGAAAGGCTACAATAAAACACATTCGGATGTAGTTCTAACAGAGGCTTATTATTGTCCTAATTGTGTAGGTTATCACTTAACAAGTATGGATATTGAAGCGTCAAGGAGATTAACAAGATTTAATAATAAAACAAAATAACTATGGGGAATTCAGAATGGCTATTAAATTATTGTAGGGATGCAATGAGAGAAAACAGCCAACCAACAATTGCAGAAAAAGCAAGGATGTATGGAGAAGCTAAAAGAAGCGTATTTGACGAAATACGTTACTATAAAACTTTTATGTACCCAAATAAAAAGCATAGCCACAAAAGAATATCGAGAGGTATTGTAAATGCTAGGCTAAAATTAAAAGAAATGAAAAGGGTAATGCACACTTCAAATAATCCGATTGACGCTTCTCACTTTAAACAAATTTTAGTACCTTAAAACAGACAAATGGTAGGACTTAAAAAGTTACAAAACGATTGTAGGCTTCATTACCTTGAAAGATTATCAAGATATGAGTACGAAACGAAAATGCTAGAGGCTGAAAGAAACGCTTTTTATGCTCAACACCCCGACTTTCAAATAGACAGCCTTTTTATGGTTGTTAGTAATCCACCGACAGAATTTAAAATTACAATCATTGACTAAAACAAACAAATAATGAAAAAAGAATTAGTAAAAGTAGGCATGAAGGTTAAGTTAATAGGCGACAAAAAGGCTGTTGATGGATTGAATAGCTATGTGTATGAAGTTATTGGGAATACAGAAGGCGACTTATACAGCCTTAGCAGAAATGGCAATAATGGGAGAAAAGAGTATTTATATGCTATTAATTGCGCCGACTTTGAACAATACGAAGAACCAATAACAGAAAGAATAGATGGTTGGTTTATTCCGCAAGGCAATCCTTTAGCACCCCCAAGCGCAAAGTTCCCAAAAGAAGAAACCTCCACCTACCAAGCAAAAGACTTAGAAGGTAATGTAATAGAAGAAAAGGTTGTGGAGGATAATAATGTTTTCAATCACGAGAAAATTTATCAGCAAATAAAAGAGCTTTCCCCCATTACGCAAGAGTTCATAGAGAGTTTTGGGTATAAACTAATTGGGTATGGAAGCAGAGATACGCTTTATGATTATCTTTATAGAAGCGAAAATCACAGGCTTTCTATAAAGGGCAATTCATTCACATTGTCTATATCAGAAGATGCACAGCATAACAATTGCGGCATAACATTTATTTGCACCACCCAATCAGAACTAATATTTTTACTCACCAAAGGCAGAATTGACTGTTCTAAATAATTAATTATGAATTGGAATTACGAAAAAGGGATATTTTGGATTAGGGTTTTTGGATATGGCATCCATATAAAAGATGTTACAAAACATAGACTGCTTTTCTCTGAAAGAAGTGGATATACAAAAAGAATACAGATAGGTAAATACAGCATTAAACTTTTAAAATAATTATGACCGAAATATTAGCTTGCATAGACAGAATGACAAATACAATAGATAACTTTTTAAAACTTTAATTACCTTTACAAAAAAACAATATGAAAAAGATACTATTATTGGCAGTTGTTTTCATAGCAGCTTGTACAAAAGAACCAAAAAAAGAATTTATGACTACACCATCATGCTTGACTAATCCAATGGAAGGAAGATGGTATATGTTTAAAGGAGAAATAGCTACTACATTCCCTTGGAACTCCGACATGATTATAGATAGTGTAAGTGCTGATAGTTTTACTGCAACATTCCCTTATTACAATCTAAGAATGGGTGATACTGTAATATTTAGTAGTAAAGCTGGCGTTTGTAATAGTAAAACTTTCACATACACAGGAAGCGTTACATACGAAAAGATGGAAATCAGAGTAAACTATATTGGCTCTAGTGGAGACACTTTAGTAGATAGTGTATATTATGATGGATTATTCAGACACGCTAAATTTTACAAAAGAATATGGTAGTATTAAACGGCAAACTTTTTATACAATACGAAAATGGCAATAGTGCCATAAAAGAATATCACGACATTGGTGATGGGCAAAAGCTGTACATTGATGGTTCTTTTAGACCCGAATGGCACGCTAAATGTGTAGCTTTTGTAGCCGAAAGTGGCATTGAAGGGATAAACAAAGGCGACAAGGTGTTGGTGGACTACCGAGTAATGTTCCGATATAAACTTGTTGGAGAGACTAGATTTTACGAGAATGAAATATCCTTGCCCGATGGTAGGGATGTTTTTGTTTGTAGCAATGACCTATTAATAGCCGTTTGGCGTGATGGTGAATGGGTAGCACAAGGTAAGTGGTGTTTACTAAAAGAGCATTTACCACAAGACGAAGTAAAAGAAGGTATTATTATCAGTAGCGTAGCCCAAGAATTAGCCCAAAAGTGGATAGAAGCAGACTTTGTTAGTGGTGATTTAGACGCTAAAAAAGGCGATGTGGTAATGGTAGAGCGTCAATATAGGAATAGCTATGAGATAGCGTGGAAGGAAGAATTAATGGTAATTGAAAACACTTATGTAGTAATTAAGAAATGAGCAAACCAATCCTAGTAGTTTATTATCCAATGCCCGACATATTTGAAGAATATGAGCGATTTGTCGTGAAGATGCAAGAGCAGCTTTCAGATTATCACGTTATAGGCGTTCCTAAAGTAGGCGGCGAAATAGAGTTGAAGGTTATGAGTGCTGAATATGTTTCAGAATATGACATTTTAGAGGCAAAACAAATTATAACACAAGAAGTAAATAGATTTTATGGCAATTAGTAACGAAAGAAATCCTTACTTTACTGGGGAAAAAGAAGATTGTAAGCTATACAATTTCGTTAATTCGCTATCTAAAATAGATAAAATGTATGCCTATTTTAAAAGTGGTGCGTTTTTTTCATCCAAATATGATGACTTTGTAAATAAAGAAAACTATTCCATTAAACTTATCCATAAAGAATGGGAAAAGCGTGGTTGGGCAAGCCCTTTTTGGATTGTAACTAAAGGGATATACGAGCAATACGGGTGGTCTTTTAGCGATGAAAGGTATATTTTATATACAGATATGCCAAAATCAAGCCTATACAAAGAACAAACAGCAAAAGAAATAGAAAGCGAAATAATGAATAAAGATTATTTTGCTAAGAGTAAAATAATGGCAGAAAACATACAAGCACACGGGGTCGCCATTATGCCAAAAAAAGAAACAACAGAAGACCCTACTTTTTATTGCTATTTTAAAAATAGCGATAGCGTTGTCGAAGCCTACAAGAAAATTATGGAAACAGAGCGTTTATGTAATGCTAATATAGAATTTATTGTAAAAGGGGATAAGTATAATGCTACCGTTTCATATTCAAGAGTAGAATTAGATAGGGAAATAGTGTACAAACCAAATATAAAAATAAGCAAAATGTATGGCAATTAAAAAGTGGCAAGAAAAATATAGGGGTAGGACAACAAATATGCTTATTGACCCTTATTTTGAGGGTGATTATGCAGAAGAATACCCTATTTTACAGACAATAAAGTGCAACGTTGGGGAAGTTCATTATAACAACTTCATTAGGGCTTGTTCATTTGTGCTTGACCCTAATAGCCCAATTATATCCGAGCATTCAGACCTTAAAGAAAGAAGGGAAGTTGTTTATGATATGCTTAAATATTTTGGACGAATTGACAAGGAGTTTGAAATAACAATACTTTTAAAGCTATACCGAAAAAATGATTGGACTTTGTATTGTACAGAACAGAATGTTTTTTACGAGTTTATTGAAAGAGTGAATAAGCCTATCGAAACAGACGGAATGGACGAAGAAAAACAGTTAAAGGCTGCAATGCTTAAAGATAAATACTTAGATAGTTTAGACAAGTATGTAGCAAGGCAAGAACAACGGTACAAGAAAATATTTATGTTTGATGAAGAACTAGAAAAGCGTTCGGTTGAAGTAATAGCATCTATTGAAGAAATGGCGCAGATAGATAAACTTAAAAAGAAATAGGATGTTTCATAAATACGAGAATGGAAGCCAAGAGGACATACAAGGGATTGTTTGCAACATACCACCCGTTGGATATATTGAAAATTGGAGAACGGGGGCATTAACAAAAGTAACAATTTACAGAAGGCATAAGTTTGATAAGGAATGTTATTGGGAAGCCGACCCAAGATGGGGATTGTATAAGGAGTGGCAAAAGGAAGAAAAGAAAAAGCGAGATGCGGGGAACGACAATTTTGTCCACCCAGAACTAGCAAAATTCATTAATGATTGTTTTCTATACAGGCGTGGTGGGTTTTGGTTTTACAATAATGGAATCCCAACATACATAACAGGTACACATTGGTATTATTTAAGCGTGTTTCACTTAGATATAGGACTGCCTCAATACAGAGATGTAGATAGGCAGTTTTTTTACGTTTGGAAGTATTGTGAGGAAGATGATTTATGTTACGGATTAGCATATTTAACAAAAAGACGTAACGGGAAGACGTACCAAGCGGGGTGTATTGGCTTAGAGCAAGTTACAAGAATTAAAAAATTTAATTTTGGCATACAAAGCAAGACCGAGAAAGATGCAAGAGATGTATTCCGAAAAGCAGCAGTAAGTCCTTACCGCATGTTGCCTTATTTCTTTCAGCCTAAAATATCTAAAATGGCTCAAACGGGTAAACTTGCAGAAAAGGAAATGCGGTTTATTGGCAATAAGGATGAAGATATTGAATTAGAGTTAGACAGCAAAGCCGATTATATGCCTTCAAATGAAGGGGCTTATGATGGGCAGAAATTAGGCTATTTTTTGGCTGACGAGGTTGCAAAAGAACAAACTTGCGATATAAATGAAAGGTGGGGTACGGTTAAAAAGTGCCTTACAGACTTTACGGGGAGAATTATCGGAAAAACTTTGCATACCACCACCGTTGAGGATATGGGCGGCAAGGCGGGTAAAGCGTTTTTGCAAATGTGGCAAAATTCTAACCAATTAGAAAAGACAAAAGGCGGCAGAACAAAATCTGGGTTATATAGATTTTTTGTTTCGGGTGCTAAAGTTAGGTGTTTGGACAAGTATGGTTATGCAGACGAGGTGTTGGGATTGGAGCAAATAATGGATGATAGGGATGCAGCAAAAGACAATTCACGAACACTCTCTAAAACTATTAGGCAAGACCCTTTAAATGATAAGGAGGCTTTTTTGACCGATAGTGATAAGTGTGTGTTTAACCCTATGATATTAAATGAAAGAGAGCAAGAACTCGTTTGGCACAAAGGCGACCCATTATACAAGCGAGGAAGTTGGGCTTGGGTAAAAGAAGAATGGGGGGATGTTAAGTTTACTCCTAATCCTAACGGTAATATTTATTTAATTGAAGACCCAATAGAAGGAATAAAAAACAGAAATGGAGATAGGTTTGGCTTAAAAGTTCCGCTTAATTCACATATTTACGCAATGGGTGTCGATACTTATGACCATAAGATAATTATTACAAGCGAAAACGAAAAAGTGTTGTCAAAAGGCTCGTTTTCTGTAATAAAAAAACCAACAGATGCGTTTTCAACGGATATGGATAATGGGCTTGTGTGTTATTTTAAGCATAGATATGAAAACCCCGAACATTTTTACAAAGACGTAATAATGACGATGATTTATTTTGGGTGCGAGGCTTTAATTGAGAGAAATAAGCCCGCACTTATAAACTACGCAACAAAATTGGGTTATGAATTGTATTGTACTATTCTTGATGGGCAGACGCAAAGAGGGATTCATACAAGCGACATTACAAATACAAACATTGCGGAACTAACAGACCAATATATTACAGACCATTGCGACAAGGTAAACATATTAGAAGTAATTGACGAGTGGAAAGAATTTGACCCTAGTAATACAACCGTTTTTGATGCCGCAATGGGTTTTGGGTTAGCTTTAATTCAATGGGACAAAAAGAAGCCGAGAAAAAAGACGGCAACAGCTATTACAAATATTAACGATTTGTTTAAATGGTATAAAAAATAACATAAACGTACATTTAGTAAGAAAACATTAATAAATGCAGTTCGACTTCCCAAAAGATTCAGACGACCCAAAGAAAAAAGAAGGCAAAGAGTGGATTCAGGCTTTTTGCGAAGCGGCTTTAGGTAATTACGGCGATATGCCACAAGGAACACTAGGCTTTAGGTCAAGAGATAGGTATGAGAAGAATAAACTTTATTCTTTAGGGAAGCAATCGGTAACAAAATATCAAACTATTTTTAATAATGGGGAAGACGGGGAGAAATCACTTCTAGTTACAGATTGGGCTATACGACCCGAAATAAAAAAGTTAAGGCGTATTGTTACTTCGCTAGTATCTGAAATGCCGTTCAAAATACAAATTAACCCTATTGACGACTTAGCAAAGGGCGAAATGGAAGATGAAATGGCACGCCAAGAAGCTAAGTTACTAGCACGCCAAGCATTATCTGAAATTGGTGATGAAGAATCATTAAATCTACCAGTATTCAAATCTTATGGCGATGAAGCTAAAGACTTTGGGGAATTACAAGTAAAAGAGTTAGGGTATAGACACGCAACGGCAAAAGATACCGAAATGCTAGTCGAGTTAGTATTCAATGCTAACCAATACCCATTTATAATAGACCAATTAGTAGAAGATGCTTTTGATACTGGATTAGCAATAGTTCAAGATTACACTATTGACGACAAGACTGTTGGCATACAAAGAGTTGACCCAAGAGACCTATTAATTAGCTATTGCCGTAACCCCGATTTTAGTGATTGGAAGTATGTAGGACAGATTAAGCGGATACCAGTAACTAAGTTATTGGCAATGGGAAGCGGAAAGTTTGACCAAAAAGAAGTAGATAGGATTTATGAATTAGGTCAATACGGAACACAATACGGATTGGGATTGGTTTATGGCAATTACAATAGCATAAGTGAGTTTTATGCTAAAGGATATGTGTACATAGTGGATATTGAAATCCGCTCTACCGATACAGTTACATTAGAGGAAAGAGAATTAAAGAACGGAGATAAGATTTACGCAAAAGGCAATCCAACCAAAAAAAGTCCTAATAAAATAGGTGAAAAAACAATTGAGAATATCTATTGTGGTAAATGGGTAATTGGAACAGATATTCTGTTTGACTACGGTAAAAAACGCAACATGAAGCGTGACACCCTAAATGAAGCCTGTATAAAATCATCTTACCATATTACCGCTTGCGACTTCTACGATATGACTACAACAAGTCGTGCCGAAGAATTAACGCCTTATGCTGATGCGATACAAATGGCTGTTTATAAGCTATCAAACGCATTGAATAGGGCTGTGCCAAGTGGATTTAATATTAACCTTGATGCCCTAGAGGCAGTAGATTTAGGTGCTGCTGGAGCAAATGGCAAAATGACACCAGCCGATTTATTGGACTTGTATGTTCAGAGGGGGATATTAATATCTAGGACAATTTCAATTGACGGGGGGAAGGTTTTACCAAAAGCGGTTGAAATGCTCCCAAGTTCACTAGGAACGGACATAGTAGAGTTTAGAAACACCATCTTTGAAAACAAGCAAATGATGCGAGAAAGTTTAGGCTTGAACGACCTTACCGATGGTAGCACCCCAAATCCAAGAACCCTTACCGAAATAGCAAAAGCGGCAACCGCTGGAACAAATAACGCTTTGGGCGACTTGTTTAAAATGCAACGCAAACTATACCAAAGTCTTACTGAAAGTATTATTATCCGCTCACAAGACATTATTAAACACGGGAACGACAAATATTTAGTAAACGCATTAGGTGCTGGAAGTATTAAGTTGCTAAGAAACATAAAAGACATAGCCGAATACATATATTCAGTAGCTATTGAGGACAATCCTTCACAAGACGATTTATTGTCTTTCCAAAACCAATTAGCAATAGCCCAAACAAACAAGGAGGTTACTATTGCCGATGTAATGATGTTGGATAATATTGACAACCTAAAGCAAAAACAAGCGTATTTAACTTATGCTGTTGGTAAGAATAAAGAGTTGCAGCAAAAAGAAGCCTTGCAAATGCAAGAAATGAATGGCAAAATTCAGCAAGAATCAGCAATGGCAGCCGAACAAGCCAAGCAGCAAACAATCCAAATGGAGTATAAGCTAAAGCTAGAGTATGAATTAGCTAAAATTGCAGCCGAAAAAGACAAAGAACTTACCGTAGGAACAACAGTAACACTTGAAAAAGCAAGGATTGACGCAACTGGTAGAGTTCAAGCATCACAAGAGCAAGCGGAAGCTAAAGACATTGCAAACAAAAGAGATAATATAGTAAAAGCAGCAATGTCAGAAAAGCCAGTAGACCCAAAAATTGTTGAAAACATTACTCCAGATAAAATAAAATCTACCATTGAGCCTAGAACAGCATTTGGCAATGAATTAAAAATACCAGAGTTTAACTTCTTACCAGATGACGAGGACGCTATGGAACAAGAGCAGCCAATGGAGCAGCCGTTACCAATGCAAGAAGCTATGTAACGTACATTTAGTAGAACAACAACACAATATATGTCAGAACAACAAGAAGAAATCATCCAAAATGATTTACAAGACGACTTGCAAGAAGAGGTCTTTACCGAGTATAACCCACAAGAGGAATTGGTAGAAATTGAACCAAACAAATTTGTGTCTAAAGGTTATGCCGAAGCGAACAACATAAAAATAGGCGATGAAAAGCCAAATGAAGAAATAGTAGAGAAGCTGATTGACGAAAAGCCAATTGAAATAAAAGCAGAAGAAATACCTATCGAAGAAACAAAGGTTGAAACGATAGTAGAAGAAAAAATAGTTGAACAAGTAAAAGAAATTGACCCTTATGAAGCATTAGGGTTTACAGAAGAATCAGAAAAGGAATATTTAAAGAAGATAGCAGAGGCTATCAAAACAAATACCCTAAACGAGTTAATTCAAAATATGTCTGTCAATTTTGATAGAATGAATGAGTTTCAACTATTAGAGTATGAAATATCAAACAAAATAAAATCAGAATATCCGACCATTTCAGATAAGGCTTTAAATGCAGCCGTAACGAAAGAAACGGAAAAGATATTATCGGAGTACGATGTAAGAAGCGATGACGAGGAACAAGCAGAGGTTGGGATGGAACTTTTCAAATTGCGAATGGATAAAATCCGAGAGGGATTTAAGCAAAAGCAATCGGAGTATCAGCCACCAAAGTACGAGCCAAAAGTTGCAGCAATTGACCCGAAAATAGTAGAACAGCAAGAACAAGCTGAAAAAGCACGAACAGAGTTTGTAGCAAAGATTGAATCAAGTCAATACATACAAGAAGTCGAGAGGACAAAATCTGTATCATTTGGCGATGTGAAAATTGATGTACCCGAAGGCTTTAACGCTAAAGAGCAAACAATAAATGTAAATGCTTTTTTAAGTCAATTTTTTAATTCCAAAGGGGAATTTGACGAACAGCGTTGGATAAAAACAACAGCATTTGCCGCAGACCCAGACAAAGCAACACAGACCTTTATCAATCATGGCAAGTCCGTAAAAGAAAAAGAAAGTTTTGAAGCTTTAAGAGGAGTTAAGAATAAGGAACTTGATGCCCTACCAAATAGCGATGCGGATAACCCCTACAAAATAGGTCGCATTCGCCACACAGGACAAAAATAATTTTCTAACAAAAACAAAACTCATTTAAAATGCCAACGATAGGACAAATCAGCAAAAGATACGTATCTCCATTAGACCCAATGTTAGACCAAAGGGTAATCAAAGACCGTATGATTGACATTCAAAACGACAAATCTTTTATGTCGTTCTTGACAAATATGGGCGGTAAAAAAATCTTTACCCCTTCGCAAGACGCTATTAATAGCGCAGTATTTCACAGCTTCCAAAACGATGCTTTGCGTGAAGTTCTTAGCTTTACGGGCGCAACAATCGTAGGTAGTGGTACAGCATCATTGACCGTTACGGTATTGCCCGCTGCTTCTCAAAATAAATTGAAAGTAGGTGATGTATTGAAACTTTCAACTGGTGGTGTTGTAGCAGTATTGACCACTCCGTTAGCTACGTCATTTACCGCTATTTCAGTAGATGGTACAAACGTAACGCTTACAGCAACAGACGCAGCATCTATCATAGGTACTTCTTATGAATCAGGTTCTCAAACTGTTGCCACTACACGCTGGGGTACAACTAAAATCTCAAACGTAGTTCAGATAATGCGTAGTGCATTGCAAATTACCGATATTGAGATGCAAAATGGTATCGAAATCGAAGTAGATGGTCAGTTCCGTATTTTGCCTTACGAAGCATTGCGCCTTCGTGATATGCACTATTTGGACTTTAGTGCTACAATGCTTTTGGGTAAATTGGGTACTCCTCGCTTTAGTGATGCGTCTCCAACCATTGCTGGAGCAAATGGTAACGCCAAGCAGTTCACTCGTGGTATTGACCAATACATTACTCAATATGGTATTGATAACCAAGTAGCATCTTTGGGTACTTTAGCCCTTGATGACCTTGCAGACATGATTACTAAACTTATTGCTAACCGTTCTGTTTCAGACTACTTGATTGGTTGTTCAACAGCTATTGGAATTAAATTCTCTAACTTGTTGAAAAACTTACCTTCTAGTGGTGCTGTAAACTCTGCACGTATCAATGTAAATGGTAAAGAAATTGACCTTGATTGCACTAACTTCGAGTACGGAGGTATGAAATTTAATATTTCTAACTTAGGTATCTTGAACAATGCTCAAATCGTAGGTTCTGGTTCTACCTTGATTACAGAAGCTAAATGCGCATACTTTATGCCATTGGGTCAAGCAAAAGAAGTAGGTGGTGGAATGACACCATTTATGAGCTACCGCTACCAAGCACAACCAGTAGGTGCTTCTGCTAACCGTACCGTTAATGGTATGACAGAAGAAACTCGTATTGGTGGTCTTGCTCCAGTTGCTACAAGCCAAGAGCGCACTAACACACATACAATGACTACAACTGCTGGTTTGGATATTTACAATCCACAAGCGTTTGGTCGTATGAGAATCAACTCCTAGAAAATTAAAAGTGAGGGTAGTGAATTGCTACCCTTACTTTTATTACCTTTGTCAAAACAAAACAATAATTTATGTCATTAAGAAAAATAGGGAAGTGGAACGACATTCCCGATTATTTACTTCCAGAAATGCCAGAACAAGGCACAACAATTGTTTTTAAGTTGTATAATACAACCTTTAAAGACATTGATGGTAAAGAACACTTTGTAAGGTCTTTATCATTACCAGCAACAAGTACGGTTTATGACCCGAAAACAAAAAAGACAATCCCTATTGGTATTATTACCGATACTGACGATAAGGGCGAACACCCTACATTCCATAAATTTTATTTAGAGCCTTACAAAACTGCTGGGACACATAACATTGTAATTGGCAGTTCAGAGATTACCGACAGCGAGTACGTTTATTTGATGTTGGCTTCTATGAGAGCAAACAACGAAAATGCTTCTGCAAATTCTACACCATTGTATGAGTTGTATGATGCTAAAGAAAACTTCGTTAAGAAATCAAAAGAAATTAGCGAGAAAGCTGCTGCATACGCTCACGTAGGCGGATTGAAAGATAGCGACCTTTCAGATGTGGCTATTTTGTTTGGCATTGAAGATACGTCAGACCTAGAAATGGTAAGAGCACAAATCGTAATGTTTGCAGATGGCGACCCTAAAGAATACATGAAGCGTATTGGCGATGAAGACAAAGAAATCCTTGCTACAATTAAACTAGCATTTAAAGAAGGATTGGTTTACAGACGTGATGCAGAATTGCGTATGAAATCTCCAGACGTTAAAATTGTAGATTTGTCAAGTGCAAACGATGCTTTAATTCCACAAGAATATGCACGTTTCATTAAGGGACACGCACAAGGAGATAAAATGTTAGCTTTATTGAAAGAGCAAGTGAAGGGTGAAGGGCGCAAAGGTGGCAGACCAAAGAAAGCAGAATAATTAAGAATACTATTTTATAATAGGGTGGTGAAGGGCGAAGTAAGGTCTTAGCCACCCTTTTTTAATACAACTATGATAAGCCCAACAGAAGTATCGAATATGGCATTTGTGCCAACCGACCAAAGTCTAACACAGACTAATCAGTTTTATGCCCAGTTAGCAGCACATCAAAAAGCGAGAGGCGATGCACAGCGAATGCAGCAACAAAACCAAGGGATAGAATTTAATAATAAACTATTAGAGAATATTTCGGCATCTAATACCCCAGCTGATGAAGTTTTAATAGACGAAGGAAATAGGATTGTTGGCGATATAAGTAAATTTGCAAAAGAGAATCCTCGTGCTAGTATGGGTCAAAAGGCAGAATACGCACGACAAGCAATAGCACCGTTCATAGCAAAAAAGGAAATGGCTAAATCTATATTTGGTCAGCTAGAAGCAGCAACAAAGGAACAATCAAAAATGTATCCTTATACTAACCTAGCAAACTATAAAAAAGACGTTGCTAGAGACGTTCTTTATGACGCACAAGGCAATCAACGCCAAATGTATAATATGGCAGCATTGCAAGACCCAAAATACAACCTATCAGATGTAAATGTACTAGAGAGATATGCGGAGGATACGGCACTAGACCCATTGTTACAAAAAGCATATAAAGAAGGATTGCCACTAGAGGAAAAGATAATCCCAACAAAAGACCAAAAGGGGTTAATGGTAGATGTAAAAACAAAGGCAAGTCCATTACAAAGGTTGAATAAAGACCTAACTGGATTAGAGTTAAACACAATGCAAGTTGATGTGAACGGCAAGAAATATGACGTTCTACCTTACGATATTAATATACCTATTGAAAACAAGCCAGAATACCAAATAGCGAAACGTAGAGCAATTAAAAATCTAGTTAAGAACGACCCTAATTTAGAAGGTGCTGATGAAGACTTTTTGTCAAGTCTAGCTGATACGGAATTAGCTAAACGATATTCTTTAAGTGAGAATACAAAAATAGAAACAGACTACACTCGTCAAAAAATGGCAGACGAGCAATCATATAAAGCGCAGCAACTTGCCAACCAAAGACGCTCATTAGCTTTAAGAGAACAACAATTTGCTTTCAACAAACAGAAAGTTGCGCAACAATTAAAAGATGACCCATATTCACCTAAAGGAATTTATGCGACTATTGTCGGCGGCACGAAATTTGAGAATGGAAACCCTATAAGTGATGAAGCGGAACAATTGGTCTTGACGAAATACAAAGTCCCATTTGACGCATCCGTTTACGATGTAGCAAAAGATTACTTGTCAAAAGAAACAAAATCTAAACTGAACAAGTTGCCCAAAAATGAAGATGGCAGAATCAAGACCAATTTAGTTTCTCCGTTTGTTTCAATGGCAGATTTAAGCGCATCTGTAAAAGATGGGATGTTTATGGATAGACAAAAAATGAAGCCGTACAAACTTTATTCTGTTTATGATAATGAAGGCGGCGTAGAACCGAAATTAGTGAAAGTGTACTATACTCCAGCACAAAAAAATAAGATTACTGGAGAAAACGACCCAGCTAAAGCAGAAGGAACGCCAATATTAATCAAAGACCCAAAACAAGAATTACTATTGATAGGCGACCAAATAATGGGAACAAACCAATCGGTTAAGGAACAAGTTGTTATACCTCAAATAATGGAATCAGAATAATGCCAGCAAAACTAACAATACCAACACGAGTACAAGGACAAGACGATGCCCAATACACACAAGCTGTAAGAGAAAGCATTAAAAGCCAACGTCCATATTTGAGTGATGATGAAGTCTTATCTTTGTCTAGTGGCTATATTCAACCAGTATCAGTAAAGGCAACGCCACAAGAAACGCAATCTAATATAGCCAAATTCTATACTGATAGGATTAAAAAGACAAGTGAAGAAAAACCTATAACTATTTCAAAGGAGCAAGCGGCTAAAATAAAAAGCCCTTTCAATGAAAACTATGTAGGGCAAGAAAATTACGACAAGAAAAAAGCGTTTTTGTATGCAAATGAGTTGCCTCCCACATTGCAAGACCCACAAGAAGCAGCAAATAAAGTAAAACCAACTTTAGATATAAAGGCAGAAGACGTAAATACGTTTAAGCCAGAAATGGGCTTCCCATCTACCGACACTAGAACGCCGCAACAAGTACAAAAAACACAAGAAGCGGCTAAAGAGTTATTCAAAAACACAGAAGGTCCAGCACCAGTAGATTTTGGATTTAAGAAAGATGATTACATACTAGCGGCACAACAAGCTATACCAAATGCTAATATGGAGCAAAAGATAGCTTATGCCAACGTATTAAAAACTAACGAGGATAAGGCAAGAAAATATGAAGCTATACAGCTATCAAAAGACATTGCGGATGAAGACTTTAATAAGTCAATTCAGCTAGACCAAATCTTAAAGCAAGATAGAGGAGCTGTTTTAGAGCAAAAATATGGTGGCTTTAAGGACGAGATAAACAAATCTATTCGTGAGTACATTGAAACGCCTCAATTCAAGCCAGATGTAGTAAGAATTGCAAAAGAGAAGGGTGTAAGCCTAACCCAAGCAGCGCAAATGGCGTTAGATGAAAAATCTTACCAATATGCCAATGCTCCTAGTTCTTTAGAAAAGAATATGCAAGCGTTTTCCGATTGGGCTGCAACAAACAACATCCCATTAGATTACACAGCAACAAAAACTTTAGGTGCTGGGATAAAAGGATTGACAGACGTAGGTGCTTTTGGAGCGGCTATGTTTGAAGCAACCGTTAATGGCATACAAAACAAAATAGAAGGTAACGACTTTAATTTTGGCAATGAATTTGCTAGAAGAAATGCTGCAATGCAACGTCAATCAAGGGTATCTATACCACAAGTGCAATCAGAAAAAGCAACCCCATTTACACAAGGTGTAAGTGATGTCACTAGCATGGTAGCGGCTATTGGTGCGCCAATGTCTGTTGTGCCAAAAGTGAATTTATTCAGCAAGGCAAAGAATATACTTTCATTAGGTAGAGGTGGTGAACAAGCATTACAACAAGGACTAAGTGCAGAGGCTCAATTAGCAGCCAAAGCAACCACAAATGCAAATAAGCTAGCACTAGATATTGGTAAAATACTACAATCAAAGCCAGCAAATGTAACAGCAAACATTTTAGATAATACCATTCAGAACTATATTGTAATGGGTAGCCCTACTATGGATGCTCAAAGACAAAAGTATCTAGCACTAGGATTTAGCGAAGAAGAAGCGAATAGAAGGGCTAGCGGAATGACATTTTTAACCAATTTAGCATTAGCATTACCCGGGACGCTTCGCCCAAATGAAATGTCGGTAATGGATAAAGTTTTTAATCTTGGCACATTTAAAGAAGGAGCAAAAGCAGCAGTAAAGCAAGGCGTTCACTTTGGATTAGACATGACTGGGCTAAGAACAATAGAAGAAATTGCAGACGAAAGGGCTATGCGCCAGAATGGGATTGAAGTTGAAAAGAAACCATTGCAACAAGAACTTACCGATAAGTTTGGTCATGCGGCTAAAGATTTTGCTGTTGGAGTATTGATGTCCACAATGGGCAGAATGAAGTATAAGCAATCTGATATGCAATTGGCTGGGTTGGCAGAGGCGTTCAGCAATCCAGAGGGGTTGAGTGAATCTATAAAGCAATCGGTACGACTAGGGAAAACAAGCAAAGAAGAAGCTATTGCGTTTCAATCGTTCTTAAATACTTTGAAGCCAGAGTACGACAAGGCAATAAACGAAACAACAAAAGAAGGTATTCCGAAGTTTGCTCCAGCAATAGCGGCAAAGGTGGCTATTGAACGCATAAAGCAAAAACAAGCCGAACAAGCACTAGAAGCACTAGAGAATAGCGCAGAAAAATGGAAGACATACGAAACCGATAAAGATGGCAAACAAGTAGAAAAAACATTGTATCGTCATTCAGATGGCAAGATGTATGACTATGAAGACATTAACACAAAGCGTCAAAGATTTAATTTATCTGGTGCGGTATTGGATGCAAGAAAAAGCGTTGCCCAATTAGAAAGCGGTCAATATGTAAAAGGGAAATTAGTATCAGCAAACCAAATGAAGGCTATTACAGAAATGAATAGCTTAAACGGAAAAGCCAAAGAAGGTCAATTAGAGGCTATCGAGGCAAATGCGCCATTTGAGAATGTAGAGTTTGAAGTTGTAGAGTTTGCAAAGCAACCCGAAATAGCTAAGATTGTAGAAGAAATTAAAGCAAGTGGCGAAATCCCACAAGAAATGCCAAGCACAAACGACCCTATCTTAAATGAAAAAGGCGAAGTTGTTGAGGGCAGAACGCAAGTGGCACACGCAATTGTTCGTGGTGGTGGCAAGATTACGTTTATGAAGCCATTAAGCGAAGAAAAAGCAACGGAGGCAGCTAATATTGCGTTAGGTGAAAAGATAGGCGAAACACAGCCTATTACAGAAGGATTGCAAGAAACAGACGTTATTGCAATAAACGAAATGCAAGACGTTTATAATAAGCATTTAGAAGCAAACGAAGGCGATTTTAGTGGTGCATTAAAAGCAGCAGCCAAAGATGCTATTGAACGTCAATATACGGAACAAGAAACGAAGGATATGCTAAAGCGTATGAATGGCGGTGATGCCATTAGCGATGCTATTGCCGATGCTGCTTATCGTGATGCGAATAAACAACAAACCGATACTCAATCTGAAAGTAAACCTGCATTAAGAGATGTAGAGAGTACGGTTTTAGGGGAGGATGCAAGAAAGGCTATGTCAAAAGAAATTGAAAGCCAAGTTTTAGCTAAAGAAAATGAACTAATAGAAAAGCAGAATCGGGATATAGAAAAAGCTAAAAATGATTTGGGTGCTATAAATAATGGGGATAAAGCAGTTATTGATGAATATGTTAAAAAATCAGGCTATAAATTAGTAACTAAAGAAGTTATTGCAAATAATCCCAAAAGCGAATTGCTTAAAAAAAGCGAAGGGAAATATTACAATTCCACAGGCTCTTCTATCCAAGTAAAAACAGCCGAACAAATTGCTATTGAAGGGGCAACTAAAAAAGCTAATAGTAAAGCAACTGGAAGCAAGGCAGGTAGTAATCAATATGTAGATGTTTACAATGCTTTGACTAAATTATCTAAGGGGGAAATAACAGCAACAGAAGCTAAAACTATCTTTGAAAAAGCAGGTTTAAAAGCCCCCAAAGCAGTAGAATCCCTACTATCTAAAGAACAATCAAAAATACAAGATGGAACAACAACTGAATTGGGACGAACCGATGGGGGAAGTGAACGTAAAAGTGAACAAGGCGAAGGAGGAGCAAGCATTGCAGAACAAAGCGATGTTAGAGCAATTGAAATTGGCAGCGAAGGACAAGGCGTTGCCGAACAACCAACAGAAATTGTAGCAGAAGAAGCTATTGCCACACCAACAGAAGAAGTTGTTGCCGAAGAAGCGGCGGTTGAGCCTACTGAAAAAGTAGCTGAACAACCTATGCCCAAAAAAGAACCAACAACAAAAAAAGATGTTGAGGCAAATGTTGGGGATATGGTCGAAAGGACTTTGGTATCTTTAAGGCTTAAAGACAGTAGCATTGATGAATCGATTAAGCAATCGTTTACCTATGAAGAAAGTGTAAGAGCCATTGATGGGGCAAACAAAGCCGATGCTAACGCCTCACAACTTATCAAAGATGTTGGGATGGATGAAGCTGTAAGAATGGCAATTGATGGAGAAGTAAAGGGCGCATTGCAATCGGCAATACTAGGAGCAAAATGGCTTGAAGCAGATACGAATGTAAAAGCGGCAGCAACTCCAGAAGAATTAAGTATAGCACAAAAAGAATACAAGAATATACTCGAAGCTATTGGCAAAACACAAGAGACAAGTGGTGCTGCCAATGCTTATTGGGCTACATTCTACGCTAAAAACTCCGATTTAGGCTTAACAACAGAAGATAAAATTGCTCGTTGGGAAAAAATATCTGGTCAAGTAGCATCTGCTGAAATTCGTGAAGCCTATGAAAAGTTAGACGCTAAAAACAAAGAGCAACTAGCTGAAATAAAGAAACTTAAAGAGCAGCTTGAAAGTGAGGCTTTACAAGAATATATAGATGAAATTAAAGCTAGAAACAAGCCAAAAAGCGAAAAGTCTAAAGAAACAGACGAGCAAAGAAGACAAAGAATATCCGATAGGCTATTTTCTATTGCAGAAAAAGTAAGAAAATCAGAAACAAGCGGGCTTACATTATCAAGCCCTATCCCGCCACACGTTATATCTGATAGTATAAAACTACTTGGACACGCTGCAAAAGGCGGTGAAAAGATAGCGGATGCAATGCTTCGTGTTTATGAATTAATTGAAAACAGCATAGGTAAAAAGTTATCTGATAGTGATAAGTCAAAAGTTGAAAAATACTTTAATGACATAGTAAAGGAATCTGAATTGCCAGAAGTGGACACAACAGAGCCTTTATCTACGGCTGTATTGAAAGAGTTAGTCTTTAAAGGATATGATACGCCAGAATTATTGTTTGCTAAAGTAAAAGAATTTTACCCAAAAGGAACATCTGATAGAGACATAAGGGATTCAATTACTAATTATGGCAAAGAAATTCTCGAAACGCAATCAGAAATAGGGCAAAAGGTATCTGCTATAAAATCTGTTTGGGGTAAGCTATCTCAATTAGAAGACGCTCAAAGTGGTAAATTGCCATTTAGGAGAAGCGCACCCGAAAACAAACAGTTTAGGGACGAATGGCGTAGGCTGACAAACGAACTTAAAGAAGCAATGAAAAACCTCGATGTGCCAGATGTCCCAATGGAAGATAAATGGCAAACAAGAATTGAGGCTTCAAAAAAGCGTTACTTAAATGCAATGAACGATATGCTTGATGCAATAGACAAAAAAAGTGCTATTGTTAAAAATAAGCGTACCGAAATAAACGATGCTGAAATAAAAAGACTAAAAGAAGAATACGAAACGGTAAAATCTTTTTATGATGAAGCGTTTGGGCAAAAAGAAAAGGTGCAATTAGAATCTTTAGATAGGTCTATTGATAGAATTGAATCTTTAATAAGTGATGCCGATTTAGAGATTAAGAGAAAGCCAAAAGAGAAAGAGACGCTTGCTGTAATTGCAAAGCGTGAAGTTTATGACAATGCTAAAAAAGAACTTTTAAAAGCTAGAGAAGAAGCGGGCATTGTTGAAAGAGAGCAATTAAGGAAACGTGCTGAATATCTTGAAAAAAGAAACGAGTACTACAAGAATCGTCAAAAAACTGGAGATTACAGTAAGAAAGAAAGAAAAAAATCACCGACTAGCGAAAGAATAAACAAGCTATTAGGAGAAAACGACTTGCTTAAATTCGAGGAGCAAAAACTAATGTACCAAGCAGAGCAGCAAGCACTATCAAAATGGGGTAAGGCAAGAAATCTTATTGCTGACATTTGGAATATCCCTCGTATTCAAATGGCTACTGGTGAACTTTCGTTTATTGGCGTGCAAGGGAGAAGGCTTAGTGGCTCGTATTTATTAAAAGACCCCAAAGTAGTGAAAGATGCTATAAAGACAATGTGGAAAGCGATGGGCAGTAAAGAAGGGTTAGCAGAAGTTATGTCAAAAATAAAGAATGACGACCCATCATTGTATCATACAATGAAAGCATCAAAGTTAGACCTTACAGAAACGTCTTTTAAAGTTGCTGCAACAGAAGAAAATACGCAAAGAATTGGTGGTGCTTTTTTATGGAACATAGTAATGAATAACGCTATTATTCCTTTAGCAAAAGGTGTTGATTTTATTACTGGTAAAGATGTAACTACAATAGCGAAATGGCTTAAAGAAAGACCGTTTTATGAAGCATTTGAAAGAGGTGCTGTTGCCTACAATAACTATTTACGAGCAAAAGCATTTACAGACTTTAAAGCCTTAATGGATGTAAAGGGGAAGTCGTTTGAAACAAACGAAAAAGAGTATAAATTATTTGCGAACTACCTTAACACAGCAACTGGCAGAGGTAAATTGCCATTAGGGCTAGAATCACAAGCGGAACTTTTAGCTAAATTATTATTTTCGCCTCGTAACTTTTCAAGTGAATTGCAGCTATCTACTACTCCTTTTGGTATTGGTAAACTTGCTTCTATGCAAGCGCAATCTGACATACCATTAAAGAACCTTACGAAAGAAGTTTCGGCAGTAAAAGAAGCAGCTAAACACCAAGTGAGATACCAAATATTACAGACGGGTCTTGGATTAACGCTAACTGGAATCCTTTATGGATTAATGGGGAGTACTGATGATAATGAAGATGGTACTGGCGTTGAGTTAGACCATAGAAGCACAAAGTTTGGCTCTATAACATTTGAGGACGGGAAGATTGTAGATTTTTTTAATGGAGGACTTAGGTATGCTATCCTTGCAAGTAGAATAGGCAGTCAAAAATATAAAACGGCTGATAAAGTAAAAATGTATAACGATACCCCTTACTATCAAAAGGGACAGTTGAAAGATTTAGGAGAAGGATATATCCCTGATGGATTTGATTTATTCATGCAGATAGCAGCAAATAAAGTGAACCCGTCTTTGGGTACAGCCTTTAAAGTCTACAAAGCAAAGCCAAAAACAGAACTAGATAAAGCAATTGGCGTTAAAAGAGATAGGTTTGGGAACAGAGTAGATTTTGAAACAACCTTCAAAGAGTTAATGATGCCAATATACTTCACAAGTATAAAGGAATCAATACAAAACGACCCATCCGCTTTAGATGTTGTTGGGCAGCTACAAGCGTTCTTAGCGTTGGCTTCGTATAGAAACCAAAACAAAGAAAAACAAGCTAGGGAAGAACAAGAAAAAGTAAAAAAAGAACTTGAATTGTACAATAAAAAACGTGCAATGGGTATCATAAAATAACGTACATTTATAAAAAGAGCATTATGGCATATCAAGATATGGGATTTAATAACCCTTACAATACACTAGGAGGTTATATGCAAGAGCCAAATCAATATTTTCAAGCACCGCAAACACAGCAAGTGTCTGGAGGTGGAGGTGGAGGTGGTAAAGCTGGAGGCATTGGCAGCCTAATAGGTGGTGGCATTCAGAGTGTGGTAGGTATTGTTGATTGGATAAAAGGAGCAAAAGAGTACAAGAAATATAAAAAGGAAACAGAATCGGCGTTGGCTGGTCTTCCAGAATATGAAAAGTCAATTTATGCCCAACAAAATCTAGCAAATGCTCAAAACAACGCAAATGCTATTGACCCATCAATATTAATGCAATACAACCAATTACAGAAACAAGCAGCTAATACAGCGGCTGTTGGTCAGAGAAATGCAATGAGTGGAGCGGAGGCAATACAAGCGGCGGCATTAGGTCAAAACATTGCAGCAAATCAAGCCCCAGAGATTGCAAGGCAACAAGCGCAAATGAATATGATGAATCGACAAGCACTAAGCAATGCTTTAGCGAACATGACGCAAGAGCAGCAAAACGAATTTAATAGCAAAAATTCTATTGCAAATCAAATGCTAAATTATAAGATGGGCTTAATGGGAGCGGCTGCAAATAGAAAGGCTAGTGGCATTAATAATACTACAAGTGGGTTGTCGGCAGTAGGAAGTGGTGTGGCAACGATGGGAATGTTATAAAATTCCTTATCTTTGTTGGCATTACGTTTAGTATGATGCAACAAAGTGTGATAAATCTCACAAACGAAGAACTTTATCTTGAATACTTAAAGAGCAATAACCCCCTTGTCTTAGATAAAATTGCACTTAAAAATAAATATTACATTCGTTCACTAGCAAATAGGGTTTACGAAGGGAATATAAAGGCTTATTTCAATGGGTGCGTTATAGAAGCATCCGACTTAGAGCAAGAAGGGTATATAGGATTCAGAAAAGGTCTAGAACGCTACGACATAAATAGCGGATACAAAGTAATTACATACTGCAAATCATGGGCGTTAAAATACATGAGGGAGTTTTATGGTAATTATGAAAAAACAGTAAAAATACCAGATTCAATAAGGAGGGTTGCGCTAAAAGGTGGAGACAACGATATAGACCCAAGTTCTTTTAAAGCAATGGTAGTCGGAGCGTTCAGTTTACCTACGGTAGATATAGATGTAGCAGACGATATTGAACATAAAGAATTTAGGTCGAATAGTTGGTACGACTATTTTAGGTTAATAACATCAGAGTTTAGCGACAAGGAATTAGAAATGCTAAACATATTGTGGAGCGAGGGAGCATCAAGCAGTAAGCAGAACCCACACCTAAGAGCAATAATAAGAAGAATCAAGCATATCTACACAATAATTGAATCCCAAACAACATTTTTACAGCCTTTAATGCGTCATTCGGAGTGCATAATGGACTTAGAAACATACGAATTTTGGCTAAACGGATATTGTGGGGATGAATTTTACAAGTATAAGGCAATAGATATTTTCTTGATTGAAAAAGAAAGGCTAGAATTTGAAGTGTACAATAAAAAAGATTACGTTATTTTAAAATTATAGATATGGCACAATACACATCAGCATTTAATGTAGCAAAAGCAGTAGATGGAGCGCAAAACATTTGGACTAGAAGCGGATTGCCCGTAGTCTTTGGTGGATACAATGATAATGCAACAGACCCATTAAAAGAAGTTCAAGTTTGGGTGAATGGCGCACCAGCGGATTATCCAGTAGATGGGAGAAAGAATGGAGTAACAGACGACCCGTTAGATTTATTGATGGTAACAGAAGATGTTATTAAATACACTCCAATTTTCAACATAGGTAATCCACAAATACTTTATACGCTAACATATCCTTTGTATGCAACATTAGTAGAGGCAGAGGCAAATAGCACAAAGGCTGGATATAGCCAGTCTGTATCCGTTACGGTTGTGAACCCAAAAAATATTTAGAAATAATTTTGTTTACTGAAAAAAGTTATTACCTTTACGCCAGTTTTCATTTCTTCATATAGTTTGATTTAGTTTTTATGGAATAGCTATCGTTTTTCGGTAGCTATTTTGTTTTAATAAAAAAACCCCTAGAAAGGGGCTTTTTTATTCTGGGCTTTCATAAGCTAATGAACAACTATTAGCAACGAAATGTCCAGTTTCTTTTTTATAGACTAAGATAACATTTACTACCTTTCCCTTTACTCTTGTCCCATTAAAATCATTGATTGTTTCAGATGTAGGGATTGCGGAAAGCCTATTTCTAAGAATTGAGCAATACCAATCTCCTTCCCTGTAAATCCAGTTAGCGGCTCTAGCAACTTGCGTTGTTCCTATCCCTACTGGCGCAAGGTCATTTCTTGTGTTTACGTTAGTTTGTACCCACGTTTCATCTGGAGGTCTATTTGCGTCAATTTTAAGAGCAAGAATAGACTTTACTTTATCGTATTCAGAATTAAATGGGATAGCAATTATACAATCATAATCTGGCAAAGCGGCATATACTGGGTTTAGGATAATATCAAAAGACTGTCCGACAAAATCCCAAGCGTATACCTTATCAGATATTGATACCGTTTCAAGCATTTTTGGTATTATCGAAGACCATTTGTTAGAATCAGCGTTATATAGCCAAGTAAAACTTTGTTGGTAATAATAATCAAGCGGATATTCAATGTCTGTTGTAATTAAATCCAATTTTACTTCTTCTGCTTGTGATTTATATCCTAATATATATTCGCCACCCATGTCGTGAAAGCCGCCGTATATCTTTGCTTCGTTGCCATATTGTTCCGAATTTTTAAACAGCGAATAAAATAGTCTTCTAGCTTTATTGTCGCTAATAGCTTCTGCTTTACCTTGATTGTACAAGAGAACTTGCTTGTTTAAAACATCAGCCCAAAACACTCCTTTTTTAGATGCAGCAAAACTTCTAGGGCTACTTGTTGCTGGGTTGCCGTTTATCTCTACTATATTATCAATAAACTTACTAGAGGCAACTAATTGACCATTACCATCGGTATTCCTAATTAGGTTTTGGTTTAATAATGTAGCATATCCACCACTAGCACATATAATCAATAATGTTTCACTTCTGCCCAAATCACCTAAATCGCCAAGAATCATATTGATTGCTCCAGAACTATAATTAGTAAGTGTATAGTCTAGGGCATCAAATCTATTCATGCCATTTATGTTAGAGTTTAATGTTTGGTCTCCTACATTGCTCCACTTTATTTCGTTTATAGCTTTAGTTTGACCAACATTGTCAATAGGGCTTATCCTACCACTAATATCCAACCATTTTGTTGTAGATATTCTTTCATTAGATGTATTTGCAATGCCAGTAAAAGACCCAGTATTGCTTGCTCGTTCTTGTGTATGGCAATCTCCAAATATCTTTATTGAAGACGCTGTTGATGTTCCGCTATAAAAAGAATCAAGCCTATTTGTTCCAGAAACAACATTACAATATCCAAATGCTGCAACTTCATAGTTATTTATATCTGCTTGTTTTTGTTGGTAGATAGTAGCATAAGCAAGCGACTGCCTAAAAGATGCTGTCATCAATGAAGGACTTGCTGAAATAGGTGCTAATAACGTACCGTCATATACAGGGGAATTTATCTTGTCGTATTGTGAAGACAAATATCCAGATAACGTGAACAGTACTGGGTCTATATCTGGTGCGTTAGCAATTATATGTCCATTCACAACTCCTATTATAGCAGCATTGTAAGAAATAGAACTAGAGTATGTTATTGGCGTTCCCGTAGCAACGTCTAATCGTATATAATCTCCTTCGCTATAACTATACCCTTGACCATAACTTTGAAGGGCATCTAAAGGTATTGCAAGACCATAAAGTTCGTCTGATTCAATCTTATTAAACCAATCAGATGTAACATATATAATCCCTTCGTTTGTTTTTCTTGCAATCTTTATTATCGTTGGGGTGAAATTGATAAAATTTTGGCAGATATTGTTTTTAGATAGCGTAACAGCAAAATACTTAGCCCAATCTGGGGCTGTATTTGCTCCAGTAATAGCAACCGTTATAGATTCTGTTACTTCTCTATCAAATGGGTTGTAGTCTTGTATTTTTACCTTTTCTATTTCTTGATTGCCACAACTTCTTAAAGCGTAATCATAATACCTAAGCCCTAAATTGTATGTTGCGTTTGGCAAGAATGCCCTGCCAAATCCAGATGGTGCATATTCGTCAGCTTCATTAAAGATATAAATGCTATAATCCGCAAATCTTGAAATGCCTACATAAGATGGACCAGGTACGCCAGAGTATATTGGGTCAGTACCCCAAGAGCCAGTAGGGCTTTCTCCTAGTTCGTGCATATCCCAAACATACTTTGCTAATGGCAATGCAATATAATATTGGCTAGGGGCTGGGTATTCTAAGAAAAATCCATTATTTGTAGCGTCTGCTAGTGTTTCTAAATAAGAAAAAGGATTAGAGAACGCTCCGATTGGCGCAGTATTAGCATCAAGCGCAAAATAATTTGGTAATTCTATTAAGGAGTTTTTATGTACCGTTTGTGGAGGCAAATAAGGATATGGGTGGTTGTCGGTATTTTGTTGCTTTAAAACAAACTCTCCGTTCATTCTTAAAACAGAATATTCTTTTGGCAATCCCCAAATTTTATTGTCATACGCTACAAATAATGCAGCGTAAACAGGGTATTCGTCTTCTGTTAAGTCGTAATTTTTTGCCGTTATCATATACACCTTTGATGGTGAAGATGCTGGCATAACGGTATTAGTTCTATCTTGCGATACCAATAGATTTGTTGGCAATATTGTAGGAGTATCGTAGCCATTTGTGTTATTTGCTAACAACAATCTATTCTCCATTACCTCTAGGTGTTCAGATGTGATAGGTATTGCTTCAAACTGCTTTGTCGCATTGTTGTCGTCAATAACATATAATTCTACGCCGCTGTAAGTTGCGTTTAAAGCTGTTGTGCCAGCATTATGATTTGTTACAGCCGTAACATCTACTGCGATGTTCTTATTAAATGTTCTATACACCGAATAAGTGTTGTCGCTTAAATTCTTAACAACAAAATCTATTGTATCCCAATAATTAGGGATAAGCATCCCAAAGTTTAGTGATGCCTTAACGGTGTTGCCAAAAAACGAGTTTGTATCAATATCGGACTGCCTTGCAGGGTAAACGGTTGTGCTTAGTGGCGACAATACCGTTTCGTATCCCCAAACATCTTTTAGTCTTACACAAAACTGAAATGTGCCAAGTTGTGCAGAAAAGTTAAAAACGCTAGTGTCTGTTACACGAGAACAACTTAATGGGGCTGCAATTGGCGTTCTAGCAAAAGACAATTCATTTGAAGAAACGCTACCTACGGTATAAGATTTGGTTATATCAATAAATCTTACTCCATTAATAGGGTCTGTAAATATTAAATTATTACCAGATAGCCGTACTGAAATATAAATGTTAGGATTCCACTTTAATCCTTCAATAGCGTATGTCTCTTTAAATAAAATAGAAGATGCACCAGATTTAGACAATTCTATAATCTTGCTATCTCCTAAAGAATGGTAATAAAGCAAGAAAACTTTTTTTGTTCTATCGTCAGCAACCTTTCCAAGTAATGTGTATGTACCAGAGCCAAAATCAAGCAAAGATGTTACGGTTGTGCTTTGTTTGCCGTAAAGAGACCTTATCGCACCCGTATCTTGCCCACCACTTGCAGTTGCGCCGTATGGGTTTGATGTAGTTGTGTTTATAGCGTTTAAAACCTCATCTTTACCTATAAAAGAAGGTGTATCATCGCTATTAACGCCACCTAGAAAAGTGCGAATCTCTGTCTTTTGCTTACCCATGATATTAAGATGGTGTGTTTACAGTATTGAGAACCCACAACCCTCCACCAGCGGCTGGGAAAGAAGTTGTATAGTTTGGTGTTCCACTACCGCTACGATAAGAGTAAATGCCATTTGATGCTCCAACTCCGTTCACATGAACGAAAAATGTTTCAGAACTATTCAGTAATTGCATTTCAGAAATAGTTTCGACATAATATATCCCTCTTTGCAAGAGTGCTGTACGAACATCTAGTACAATCTGTTTTAAGCTTGCAGCATCATCATTCCATTCAACTTTACTTGAATCGGTATCCTTAATAGCTGTTATTGCTGCATCTATGTCTGCTATTGTTATTGTTGTAATTGCCATTAGTGAGATATTTGAAAGTCAAAAGATAATGTACCAGCAGATGTTGGCACAACTGGGAATGCAATTCTAAATCCAGTAGATGTTTTGTTTGTGATATAATATTTAGTATCTACAAGTAATGCTCCAGAGTAAGAATTAGTAGGCGTTATGTAAACCTTATAGTTATTAACGTGCTGTTCCGAATCAAATGTTATATCTACATTAGCTTGTGAAACTGATATTGATGCTGTTTTATATCCAGCAAACACTCCTGCGCTTTTCATGTTGCCCTCAAAATCATCATACCTAAGAAGCATTTTATCTTCTGAATTAACAACTAAAGAGTTAGCTTCAATCGTAGTCATTGCATTAATAACAGCGGTTGTTAGGACGGGTAGTTTTGCTGTGCGCCCTTTCCCATCGTCCCCGATAGCTTCTATATCAAGCCACAAGTTAGGTTTGCACGTTGCTTTGCCAATCGCCAACCCCATATCCCTTGCTGCTTCTATGGGGATTATATCATCATAGTCGCCAATCTCAAAAGGACCAGTAACAACATCTTGCGATGCGTATATTGGTCTCCATTGACCCCCAACCAAAGATGTAATGCCTCCAGTTATTGTGCTGTCTATGTTTGGATAATATCGGTAGTAATTTAACCCAGCAGAGCCATTAACGCAAACAGCAAATTCGCTGTCTGTGCCTCCAGCTAAAGACATAGATGTAGTATCTGCAAATGCCATTACCCCTCGCAAAACAGCATTATTATTCATTGCCGTCAATACTACTTTTAATCCTCCATTGCCCAACCACTCCACCAATGATTGTGGATTGTCGGTTGCCCTATCTATTATTTGCTGTATTTCTTTTGGTGAAAGTGCCATGATTAACCTTTTATCAAATGTACGTTACATTAGGGCTGCTGTTTTTTGCTAACGTACATTTAGAAAAGCGAAAGAAGTTGAACAATATAGGTGATATATTTAAGTTTATAAATTTTGTGGCAGACAAGTACACTAATGGGTATTTGTCGCCAGAAGAAGTTTCATCTGCTTTAGCTAATGGTCAAGTGTCGTTGTGGAATCACTATATGGGCGAAAGACAAAAAGGGAATGAGTTAGCGTTAATCGCACTAAAGCCCTTTAGTAGAAATTCAAGCGTTACATCTAGTAGTGTTGGTTTTGCTGCTTATCCATTAAGGTATGCTGAAACGCAAGGTATTTATTATGACAATAGTTCTATAAAACAGATTGTTCATAACGAGTTATCCTACGCTTTAAATAGTGTAATATATCCTATTGAGCAATATCCTAGATGGATTGAAGGGCAAGGAGGAGTTACCATTTATCCAAAAGAATCAAAAACTATTGATTGGCATTATTTGGCTTACCCAACAACGCCAGTTATGGGATATACATTAGGAACAAACGATGTTATCTACAACCCATTAACAAGCACACAACTAGAATTTGATAGCCAATATTGGAATGAAGTAATATTATTATCGCTACCTTATATAGGAGTAAATTTAGGGAATCAAGATGTTACATCATTGCAAAGCCTTTTTAACTTAAACGCAAATAACGGAAATGGTAACGACTAAGGCTATATTTGCAGAACAGATACTAAGAATACTAAACGGTGGATTCCCTTCCGAAAGGGATAGAGTGCTTGTAGAAGAAATTAAACTAGCGATTACAGACATAGCAAACTATGTTTTAAAGGCTGAAATAATTAATGTAGCCTTTAACTTTGATGGAGGAAGCACAATAGAAGGCAGCGCAATAGTTACCTATGAGAAAATAAAAGTAACAAAGGGCGTTCCTTATGGTAATATAATTACAGCAACAGCAGAAATGCCAGCTACGCCAATGATGATGCCCGACCAAATGGGTGTTTTTCAAGTTTATCCTAGTGGGCGACCACACATCCAATATAAATACGTCCCTTCTGGAATGGTAAGTGCTTGGCTAAACAATAAGATGGTTAGCCCTTTACACAAAAATCTATTTACTTGGAATAGTGGCAAGATTACAATATTTAACGACCTTTTTGGGCAAAGTTTTGATGAAATAGATGTGCAGTTAGTTGTTTCTCCGTTAGAAAAGGCTGGAGACAACGACCCTTTACCGCTATCCCCAGAACTAAGAGATAAAGTATTAATGGGTGTATTGACAAGGTTTGGATATGAGCCAAAGACAGAAAGAAAAGAAACAGACCAACCTTCACCGCAAAAAAATGATGGGTAATGAGCGATAACAATTCGGCACTTATATCGGTTTCAGACATTTGTAATAGCTGGCTACTTAAAAAAGGTAAGACAGAAACGCATTCATGGTGGAAGGTTCTACCCATTGCGTGTGAAGCTGTGCAAGAATTAACCTTAACAACAATTCCAATGGTTCATCATGCTATCTTAAAAAGAGATAGTAGCGGTGTATTTTTTGAATTACCAAAAGGTTTTACCGATTGGGTAAGTGTGGCAATAAGAGTTGGAGAAAGATGGGTACCCGTTAATCCTTCAACTAAACTAATGCCATTCCCTAATAGCTGTGATAATGGAGGGAAGTTTGATAGCGAATTTAGCGACATATTTAAAACTAGAGGATGTTGGAAAAGCTGGTTAAATAGAAGCTGTACATCTAATAATGCTGATTTCTTTGATGAAGACTTTTTTAAAGACGATTACAGCGATACCGATACCGAATCAACACAGCCCGACAACATAAACAATGATTGGTATCCTTATGGTAATGGGCTATATAATCTATTCCCTTACTTTGGATACACTTACAATACAAATTCACAAGGAGAAGCAATACAAGGATATTTCACCAATGCTCATAGACCAGATGAAATTCAGTTTAATGTAGCGCAAAAGATAATTATGTGTCCTCAAAATTTTCCTTCTGACGACCTATATTTAGTTTATGTTGGAATTGGGAGTGCTGATTCAATGACATCTATTCCTATTAAAGCACAAGCGGCTATTGAGGCTTATATTGATTGGAAGTACGTTCAAAACCAAAGAGGCAAAATAGGCGAAGCGAAAGGGTGGAAGATGCTATATGACGAGCAACATAGACTTTTAAGGGCTAGATTTAATGAATTAACCACTACAAGTGTAAGGAGAGTTTATGATAGAGGGTATATGGTAGGCGGATATGGATGGGGAGGTGCTGGGATGACAACTCCAGCGTGTAGTTCTTCAACTATAAATTACTACATAACTCCGTTTTTAACATTATATGTTTTAAGTGCTGGTACATTTGTACAAAGCCCAGACTTAGTAGGCAAAACAATAGGGTATGTAATTATAAATGATGTTACAAAAAATTCTGGCTACGTTCTTACTGGGGATACATTAAATTTTACAGATGGAACATATTTTAGTGGTGGAGAAAAAATAACAATAGTATATGCGTAAACAAATTTTATTAGTAGGCTTTTTAATAGCCATTGCAACACAATCCTTAGCACAAGGCGTAACGGTTCAGAATGCGAACCCAACATCTTCTATTGCAAATAGAGGCTCTTATATTGCTGATAGTATTTTCAGATTAGGGACAAGAGATACCGTAAAGCCTTTGGTGGAATCCATCGTGGTCTTTTAATGGTGCTTTTCAGTTAGGGCTTGATGGCAATCCCTATTATTATTCAGGTGGCAAATGGAATGGATTTGCTAGTGGTGGCGGTGGTGGAGGCATAACTGCTATTGCGCAAGGTTATGGAATATTAGCTACGCCTTCTAACCCGATTACATCAACGGGTTCGATAACGGTAGATACCACTGCAATAGCATCAAAATTATTTACAGCTAATGAGTATGCCCCCGTAAGCACAACGGTTCGACTAACGGGAGTGCAGACATTGTATAGCAAGACTATTGCTTCTTCAATTATTCAAGCACCAACATTTAGTATGGTAACTAATGGAGGTTCGCTAACAGATAGCTTGCTTGTAATGAACCCTTCTTCAGGGCTTGTTTACTTAATGAACCCTTCAAGAATTAGTGGAGGAGGGGGTAGCGTAACGAGCGTTGCTACAAACAATGGAACGGGTATAACGGGTGGTACGATTACCACAACGGGAACATTAGCCATTGATACTTCTACAATAATTTCAACTAAAGCAAATGTTACGGCAGTAGCGGCTACCAAATTGAATATTTCGGATACAGCAACAATGCTTACTCCGTATTTAAGGAAAGCGGATACTCCCGCTATGCTGTTGCCTTATTTAAGGGATGCTGACACAACAGCAATGCTTAGTCCTTATGCAAGAGCAAGCAATACAATGACCTTTACAAACAAGTCTATTAGTGGCTCTACAAATACAATTACAAACGTTTCTTTGAGTACGGGAGTTACGGGGAATTTGCCCGTTACAAATTTGAATAGCGGTACTTCTGCAAGTTCAACAACGTTTTGGAGAGGCGATGGCACTTGGGCGACACCTGCGGGCGGTGGTGGAAGTGCAGGTGGTTCAAGTACACAGATGCAATATAACAATGCAGGGGCATTTGGAGGTACAAGCGGATTGACTTGGGATAACGTAAATAGCAGAATGAAATTTGGTGGTGGCACTAAAGCATCAGAATTATCTATTATCAGCTCTGCTGCATTTGGGGATGGCAATATTTATATCGAAAGTAGTGATGGAAGTGGTGCGGCAATAACGCTTAATTCAACTTCGGGTTCAGGTAAAAAATATTCTTTGTTTTCACGCCCTACAAATACTTTTGGTATTTACGATTATGGCGTAGGGGCTTATGTTGCTGAATTTAATGCACCCGACTATCAAAGTTTAAGGATTCGAGGCACTTCGGTAGATGGTGCGGGATTGGCATTAAACCCAACA